TCACATAGGATTTCCCAAGTACTGTATTGCTTGCGGCAAGGTTTGTATTACCTTTGAGCAACCGCTGAATTTTTGCGGGAAAAGCCGAGAAGCCAGCCGCCACCTTCTCCATCTGCGTAGCAAGCGGTGTAATGGCAGTGGCAACCCGGTTACACTGGTCTGCGAAAAAATCAAGGTCTGTCTTTCTCAGCGACTCTGTTACAGTGTCAATCTGAGGGGCGATTTTTACGAGCTTATCCAGCCCGGAAGCCAGAGAGTTAAACCCGGACTTTTGAACACTCTCTAAGGGCTTGAGAGCGTCTACCAAGCCTTGAATTTGCTCTCTTGCGAGAGCAGTCCGCTCAAACCAGAAACACTCGAACTGAACTTTTTTAGAGAATTAGACAGTGCGCCGAGACCAACACCGCCCTTGCTTACAGGAGCGGTAGCGGCTTTCAACCGTCTCAGAGACTCGGAAAGTGCGTCTATCCCGCCAACGGCAGATGTAGAATTAGATTGTATTTCAAGTTCCAACTGCTCGATTGTCGTAGACATATTGCTCACTTCCCTTCAAATTTTTTATTGTGGCTTACCATGAATCCTTCCATCATTCTCTTACCCTTGTCATACACACCCTTGGCGTGTTCTTCCTCACGGAGTTCTGCTTGTTTTTCGTTAAGCGCATAGGCTTCCGAGAGGTACGGAACAGGTTTCACGCCCTTTTTAGCAAAGGCATGAAGAACGGGAGATACACGACATAGAGCTTCATAGAAATATGCGCCTTGTAGCCACATTTCCTGATTTTTACGATTCATTCTGAGTTCTTCCGCTTTTCTGTACGCCGCCACAAGCGTACTGTCTTTATCCCAATACTGTTCTTCGGTCATGCCGAAAGACAGATAGTGGGGGAACAACTCGTTGAATTTTTCTGTGTAAGTAGAGAGGGGAGCAGTGGCAGAACTACCACCACTCCCCTCAGTGGAGGACAGCGATCCACTTACCAAGTCGCTGTCCAGTCCAAGTTTCCCTCGGCTTCCTCAGGCTCCTCAACCAGAGTCAGAATCGGCTCGTTGTACATTTCAGCGAGCTTGCCGATCAGGTCTTCTTTCTTGGTAAGTTTGGAATAAATGTTGTCGATAACGTCTCCCTTGACGAAACGATGGTGGGCAAGGAACGCACCCGCAAACAGTGCCGGGAGAGTGGTCATGGGCTTGTCCGTGATGTCGGAAGCGATAAAGCCCTTCTTCTCCATTTCCGCAACCGTTCTGCGGGTAAATTCCAGCGTGTAGTCCTTGCCATCATAGGTGAAAGTCAACTGTTTTGCCATTTTTCTGTCCTCCTAAAATTTTCTTACGAGTCTGCGCCAACAGTGATAGGCGTAGACGGAGCGATAGTGATAGTCATGTCCACAACTTCGTTGACACCGCCGCCAACGGGGAACACGGAGAGCTGACCCTTGAACTCAAACTTACCGTCAGAGCCGGTAGGAGTGAGAGTGCCGCCGTCACCAGTTCCACCGAACCAGACAGCGTAATCGCCCTCCTGCCCCTCAAGGGCTTTCAGCTTGGTAAAGTCCTCTTTGGTATAGTTCGCAGTGAACTCAAGAGCGTCAAGAGACTGGACACCCGGAATGTAAGTCTGCATATTGTCAGACAGGGTGGTGGTTTCCAGCATTTCGGGTGCGCCGCCGAGGTCGGGAAATTCCTTAATGTCAATCAGCTTCTCATAAGTAGAAGTGGATTTCTTCATCAGGAAAATCTTGTAAGTAGAAATCGCCATGATTTATTACCTCCTGTAAATCGTTTTTTCTTTGGATATGACAGCTCGGTATCGACCGAGCATACGATAGATTGTCGCATTGTCCTGATTGGGGACAGGTTCAAGCATGGTGCGTGTGAAGTTCAGCTCCATCAGGATTTCATCAATGAACCCCACAATTTCCTTGCACTCAGCTTTTTTGCCCTTCGTGCGGTTGGAGTAGACATTCAGCTCGTACATGACTGCCACATGGTTTTCTTTACCCTCGGTGGTCTGCGAGTTTCGGAATGTGGCGTTGTCTACTTCAACGAGCGATACGCACGGGAAGGAGGGCGGTGTCTTGACATATTCGCCGGTCATGAAGATGTCCGGGTACTTTTCCCGTACTTTTCCAGACACCTCGTTGAAAATCTCAGTTTCAAGGTCAATCACTGAAACACCTCCTTCGCAATACTCGCAATTTCATCACAGACGGTCTTCATGGCGTTGTACATGGGCATGACAGCGGGTGCGCCGTGAGTCAGTCTCAGTTCACCGTCCTCATAGAACCCCCATGTCTTTCGCTTGCCCATGCCCTTTCCATAGCCGCCGATGGTGAAACCAAGCTCAGAACCCTTCGGGTGAGGGGAACTGCCAGCAGAGCCGTTGTGGTATACACCAGCACCGAACTCTACCCAAACAGCGTCCTCGCCAGCGACGATAACGACCGAGACATTTTCTCGCTCGTCAATGGAGACCTGCACTTCGGCTTTTCTCCCCCCGCCGCTTTCATCGGTCAAATCGTCAACGACTGCACCGTTGAAGCCGCTTTGAGCGAGAGTTCCAATCCGCTCGGCAATCTTCTTCCGAAGAAGTTCCGTCTTGCGAATGATTTCCCGCTTGTACTGCTCAAGCTCTTTGATAGCTCGGTCAATGTCCTTCTCGGACAGGCTGATACGAATAACCTTCTTACCCACTGACACTCACCTTGCTTATCGCCAGCGACACCACATTCAGGCTCTTAGCGACCTTCTTCACGATGTAGTCATGAGGGGTGATGATTTCACCCTTCTTGTTCACCGCAAGAGAGCCGTCCTCGTCCAGTTGTGGCGTGAGGTCAACCCAAAGCACCGCATATTCATCAATCGGGGGAGCGTCACTGTCCATGACAATCACTTTGTCGTAGGACTCGTTCTCCCCGAACTGACGGGTCTGCGTTTCGCCCTTCGCCGCCGAAATGTTGGCGTAGAACTCAGTGGGCTTGCCGTGCTGGACATCATACTCGCCGGTCACATTGCCGTACTCGTCTGTAATGGGGGTCTTACCCTCATACAGCGCATAGAAGAACTTGGTTTTGTTCCTGCTCATACACTTCATCAAACCACCCCGCAGTGCGGAATGACCGCTTTCAGCATAGAAGCAGGGACATCACCGTTTTCGTAGGTTCTCGACACACCATTCTCGGTGTGAGAGGTCTGCCCCTCAGCACCTCGCTTGTTCAGCATGTACGCCGCAATCTCCACTTGGAGGTGTGCGTACTGCGCCGGGACTTCGCTTATGTCGTTCTGGTAGGGATAGGCTTTCGCAATAATCTTGCTCCCCGCAAAAGTGAGGTAGATGGACAACACTTCGTCAGAGTCAGAACTTCCTACCATGACCTTGAGAGCGGTCAGCTTTTCCTCCTGAGTCATATTGTCGCACCTCCTGCTCAATCATTTTTGTCCGGGGTCTCCTCAGAGGGTTCCGGCTCAGGTTCGCTTACGGCGGTTTCCTCAGAGGGTTCCTCCACAATGAACACACGGTTCAGCGGGTTCTTCCCCTCAGCCAGCTCCTTGATACGAGCCTTGGTCGGCTTGTACCCCTCCACGGGGTACACATCACCGACAGCGTAGTGGTGTTCATCATTTTTCAAATCCCGGAATGGGCTGATTACTCGATACATTTCTGTCCTCCATCTCCACTTCGATTACACGCCGGGAGAGACGGTAATCTTCACAGCCTTGGTCTCGTCAGTCAGAGCGGCAAGGTAGTACTTCCGAGAGAAGATGGTGTTCAGACGGGTGTTCGCCGCAGTCTCGGAACGGTTGTTGGCAGTAACCTGCTCAACCTCGACACCCTTCTTGTTGAACAGGGTGACGGCTTCACGAGTGCCGATGATGATAGTGCCTGTCACAGCGTCCTTCTTGGTGTACAGGTTCACACCAGCCACAGTGCCGACATAGCCGGTACGGGCAAAGGCTTCGACATACTTGAGATCGTCTTTCAGTGCCTTACGCACAGAAGCCATGTCAGCCGCATTGACGAAACCGAAAATGCTCACACCCTCAATCTGCTCAAGGTTTAGCTTGGCAACAGCGTCAGCGAAAGTGCCGAAGCCGTAATCAGTGGCGGCAACCGCCAGAGTAGCCTTGTTGAACTCGGCGAAGATGTCCTTGTTGACGGTGTTGAACATGTCAGTACCCATGTGGCGAACGCCGACAGGAACCAGCATGGGGTCGGTCATAGCCTGCTCGTCATAGTACTCGAAGCGGTTCTGAGCCAGCAGGATTTCATACTCCTTGTCGGTGTAGGAAACCTGAATGGTCTTGGTGTTGCCAGCACCCATAGCCAGCTTCTCAGTACCGTCAGTAGCCTTGTAGACATTGACCTTGCGTTTCATACCAGCCTGTCCCACCAGACTGTTATCAACAGTGCAAAACTGCTGCAAATCAAGGTGAGAATTGTACTGGTCTTCCACCTCATTGGAGAGGTAGAAATTGTCATAAATAGTATGAGTGAAAGCCATTACTCTTTACCTCCATAAAGTTCTTTGTATTCGTCAGGGTGTTCCGTGTAAAACTTATGACGCTCTGCCGGGTCGAGCTTTCTGAACTTTTCGAGCGTCATGGTCTTGGAATCCCCATCGGGAGTAGGTTTCGGTGTATTCTTGAGAGCTTCTGCACGAACCTTCTTCTCAAAGGAAGTCAAGTGCTTCTGCTGATTGGCAAAGACCTTCTCGGAATCACCATCAGCCATAGCCTCAGCCGTTTCATCGGCGAGAGATTCATCGTAGCCGAGAGCGACCAGCTTCGCCTTGTTCTTGGCGATAACAGACTCACGCAGGAGCTTGTCGTACTTGTTTTGAAGCTCCTCACGCTCCTCCTGTTCCTTCTGCTTCTTCTGCTCGTCCTCGGTCATTTTCTCTCGGAGCTGTTTCTTGTAGCCAGCGGCTTCGCTGTTACTCTTGGACAGAGCGTTTTTCAGACGCTCAATCTCAGCGGAATTGTCTTCCGGGACATTCACCTTTTCCAGAGCGGCTTCGACCTCCTCAAAGGTCATGCCCTCCTTGTAAGCGTCCCCAAGCACTTCTTTAAGGTTCATTGTGTTTTCCTCCTTGCGTTTCATAGGTAGTTCACTCTACACAGATTTCTGTTTGAAGGGTTGTCTCCCTGTTGCGTTTTAAGGTGTTCCCTCACCATAACCAAGCGGAAAACCGCTTTA